ATTGTGTGCAATCTTAATCTTTACTTTGTTGAAGACAGATTTGGTGCCAACAAAGAACTTACCATTCGCAGGATTGCGACCCCACACAATAGCAGGAGCACCATCCATCTTGACACTGATGGTAGAATCTTTCTCGGAGAACCAGTCAAGAACTGAAAGGTCTCCGTTGAGAATAGAATCCTCAGGATGTTCTAGGTGAGTGTTCTTCATACTATAGGGACACTTTAGAGGTGAGTAATTTTAATTTATGGGAAGTTTGCCGAGTGATTTACCTTTTTTATGAGCATCTATGAACTTCCTAGCTGATGCTTCGGTGCGACACACTTTGAGTTGCTCACCGTTATGTATGATCATTAGTTGATTGCCATAAGGTACAGCAGCATATTCACCTTTGCCCGCAATAAATCCTTCTTTCATTTCAATACTTATCAATTTCAATAAAACGATAACCTTTACGGGCAGAATCGTGCTTACCGATGATTTGTGGGATAGTACGATAGCAGATGTAAGGAACATTTTTTACAGGAAGTTCCAGATTACCCATGGGCCAAGTAGGAGCATAATCTTTCTCCACCATCAAATATGATGCCTCAAGCATAACTTTAAGTTCTGCTTTGAAGTTTTGAATATTCTTCTTTGCTTCAGAAGGAATATGTTTGTTGCTATAAGGAATGATTTCAATTGGTTGGTCATTCTTCACAATAGCAGGGAGAATATGCTGACACCATGCACGCCAGGCATAAGTTTCATTATCTGCAGACAGCAAAACTACTTTTTTACCATCAACAACTACACCTGCTTTCTTACACCATTCTTTCCACTTTGAAGAATCTTGAACTAAAACAAGTGGATCACCACCACCAACACCACGTTTCAGGGTAGAATTAACAATCTTGGTGATATTATGTGTTGCAAAGTGATCTTGAATCTTTAGTTCGCCGTGAAGATACTTACGAACTTCAACCTCAGACAGAGTAAGTTCTCCTTTCTTAATCAAGTACAAACAACCAAGAATCACAGATTCCATAGTTGCTCCAAAGGCAACATCATGACGGAGATTCTCTCTTAGTCCATCAGTAATCTTACTTTTCAGAGAATCATCAGTGATGACATAGTAATAAACTGGGATATAACGTTCTCCACGACGTTTCGCAGCAATAATACGACCACGACCGTCACGAATATCTCCATTAGTTCCAACAATAGGGGGTGGATCTTTTGTCTTAAATCCTTCAACCTCAAACTTATTTTCAAAGGTTTGAATACGCTCTTCAGTATTTCCTTCTTCACGAATACCGATGTTGAGCAATCTATCATCATCTTCCTCTAATGTGTTAAGGTCCAACACACCAACATGGGAAAACTCTCCACCCTTTATAGTAGGTGGAATTACTTTTTTTGTGATATAATCTTCCAGGTCGATAACACCAACTCCATTAAATCCAGGAATTTGATGCACACCTTCAATAGTTAATTCGTAACTCATGGGTAAATCCTATGTAAAATACGTTAGGTGCAATCAATATGCAAATGCGTTTTGATTGCTGTTGTAATTATGACATCTTTGGGGAGGGATGTCAAGCCCTGGGTTACACTTTTGAAAAAATCGTGATTTTGGTTGCGGGGAATGACCTATGACACCCCCCAGGTAGAATTGCAGAAAAATCAGGGTTTTGACCCTGATGGATACTGGGGTCTCAGTGAGACTCACCTGCGAACAGTGCTGATAGCAGGTTCCCCCTTCTCGAAGATAGTGTCAACAACCGACTGCACACTGCGAGCAGTTGCAATACCAACCTTGGAGTACACTGGGATACAGACAAGACCGAACGATTTGCTATACTGAGCAAGGTTGCCAGGTTCGATACGTCCATCGCGCATACCTTTGGCATCATCGTGATGCAAACGGATGCAACGTCCAATGGTCTGACTGATACCAATAAAGTCCATGTTGCGAAGGAACAGCACTGCTTCCAGACCCGACACGTTGATACCTTCCGCGAGGATTGAGTGGTGCAGAACCACAAACTTCTTAGAGTTATCCTTGCCCCATGCACTTAGGGTATCGAAGAATACTTCACGATTGACCTTCTTGCCATCAATAACTGCACCAGTCTTGGCAGTAATATACATCCAAGAATAACCGCGACATTCCAACTGGAAGCAGAAGTCAGTTTCAGACACCAGTGAGACAATCTGCTTCGTTGCCTTAGCACAGATCAGGATCTTGCCGACCTTGTTGTCATCAATGGTTTCCAGAAGATTCTCAGAATCTCGGTCGAAGTTGGTCTGCTTACCTTGAACCATAGGAAGTTGCTTGACAATCACTTTAGGGGGCACAATATAACCACCCTCAACCAACTCAGGAGCAGGAACTTTGCAGATTACCTGACCATAAACTGCAGAATCATTCATGCCAGGTTTGCCAACTGCCAGAGAATGTTTGGGAGTAGCAGTGAAGAAGTAGCAACGACGTGCGTTAGCAGCAAAGTGCTCAGTTGCGGGGAAAAAGTGTCGTTGAACCGAGTTATGTGCCTCATCAAAGTAGATGGTATCCACATCAATCTCTGCTGCTTGCAGACGATTCAAAGAGTTGTAAGTTGTGAAGATGAGTTGATGCTTACCTGCAGCAATACAAGCACCAGTGTGAACAACAATGTCAGCAGGTTTGGTGCTGCTGAAGTGATGAGTTTCACCAGAGTGAACGTGCATCACTTCTGCATTGGTGATGAACTCCAGAAACTCAGCAGAGAGTTGCTCAGCAAGCAGAATGCGCGGAGCAACAACAACAATGGTCTGAGGAGTTTCAGACTGCAACTGCCGCAGACAATCATAGATCATCTTCAGAGTCTTGCCACCACCAGTAGGCACAATGATCTGCCCTTTGTCATGCTGTTGCATAGCAGCAACACCACGTTCTTGATGGGGTCGCAGTTGAATGTTCATAATGTTGTTGCTCATACTATAAGGACACTTTCAAGGTGAGTAACTTTAATTGCTATCTTCTTTCAGTCGTTGCAGATCCTTAATGATCCACTTCATAGTAGACTGAGAAAACCCTACCGCATAAGGATAAGACTTCTCAGGTTCTTGTTCTTTGCTATCAGCATTATAGCATACATTGACAGCACACTGCAAACCTTCAATTAAGGTCTCAATAGTGGTAACAGGCACCTTCACTTTTTTCATAGTGTTGTAGGAGATTTTAGAGGGGTCTGACGTTATACTATAGGGACACTTTAGAGGTGAGTAACTTTAATCAAACTCAACTTTCAGATGCTTTTGCTGCTGCTTTTGCTTTTGCTCTCATACGAACAGCAACAGCATTGCTCCACTTTCCACCACCTGCTTCATATTCTCTACGCAGTTGTGCAAGAATCTCACTAGAAGATTTCTTAGTCTTTTGTGCTGCTGCTGTTTTCTCTTTATTCCTTGCCCTATCTCTTTCCTGGCGTGTCATTCCACCACCACCTTCATGTTCCCACTTTCTGCGTGGTTTTGATTCTGCAGGTTTTGCTGCTGCTTTCTTTTTAGCAAGAAGTTGAGTTGCAGTTTTCTCTGCTGCTTTTGATGTAGTTTTAGATACTTCAGGTTTTTTCCCTGCTTTTCTTGCTGCAATTCTTGCTTGTGCTGCTTTCTTTCTTTCTTCCTTTGCTGCTGCTAATTGTCTCTCTCTAGCAGAACCACGCTCTTGTTCTGGTTGCTGAACTCTTGTAGATGTTTGCCTCTGAGTGCCAATATCTTTGCGGGGTTTGTACTCAACAGGTTCTTGCTTTCCACCGCCGACGGCTTTCATGCGACGTTTTTCGGGTGTTGTCTTCTTGCGGTTCTTTCCTTCTCTACCCTCACCATCACGCGCTTTTCTAATAGTTGCGGAAGTTCCAAGAAATCCAGATGTGTCATCACTGGAAAAATATGCTTCAGCAAGAACCATAAACTCCTGAAAAGTTTTCATCTCTCTACTATAAACCCTTTCAGGTATTTAGACAAGAGGGGGTGGTCAGTATCTCAACCGACCACCCCGAGTATCAATCTTCTTCTTTTTGTCTCAATCCACCTTTAGAAACTAGACCATTATCATAAAAGTATTTTACCCTTTCACGCCGAGCAGCAATTAGAATGTCATATTGTTCTTGCTGTTCTTTGGTGTATTTGAAATCTTGCCTCCTCCATGCATCACGAAGTTCGAAGATGTGGGGGAGAACATTAACAGTGTCAGTCATTTTGATTTAGAGATGTAAGAAATAAGATTAACCAAAGTTCAAGTGCAATCAGCACTATCACTTCCGTTACTATCGGAGGGAGGGACATTTGGTTTTACATAACGAACATTGTAAGGAGAGTTGAAGAAACGACGGAAGGCAGTAACAATAATAATACCTGCCGAAACAACACCAACCAAACCAAGGAAGGTGATAGCATCACCAGTGAAATTAAGAGTATCGGGAGTCATTTTTTAACAGGAGGATGAACAGATGAAGGATCATAAATGCCTCCACCATGGCGGTCTTCAAGATACCAAAGGAAAGAAAAAGTGGAGAGAATAACTCCACCGATAATTGCAGTAATCATCAGTAATCGTAGTTGCTGTTGAGGTATTCGTTCATGCTGAAGTTGTGTTCTTCTTCAATAAGTTCTGCTAGATCTTGTTCAACAAAATCAAAACCGAAAGACTCTTCAATTTGGATGTCGTCAAAGTGGTTCATTTGGTGTTCCTCAACCGAACAAATGTAATATACAGGAGATTTGGGTGCTTTTGTGAGAATAGTGGACGGTTTCTCAACTGTCCTGAGTTTGCCTTCTCAACTCAATTCTCCTTTTTTGTAATTTGTTTTGCTATTCTCTTTGCATGTTTTTCTACTTTCTTTCCACCACTCTGATCTAATACATGCTTTCTAATTTCTTTCTTTGTTGGTTTGCGTTGTGGACCTTCATAAGGTTGTAGAGTGTATGTAAGAGTACCACTCGAATCCCTATTCACAGTTCCAGCAACTGCATGTGGAGGTATATCGGGTTTTTTACCTTCACAGATTTCGTAGAACTCTCTAAACGTCAGCATCTTTCTTGTTTTTGAGTATTTATTCAAACTCGAAGGTTCTATTTACTTTACGATCGAATGATGTCACATAAGGAACAACACTTTCAGATTCTACTTGAATATAAACTTCTGTCTTTCGATTCCATTGGCGTATTACACCAGCAACGATAAAAGCATTAGTAATTAGATAAGTTGCAAAGATAATGGTACGAACAGCAGCAACCTTATCTGATGTTTTATTGCAAGATGATGCTTTTTCTCCAAGAGCCTTGCTCCACACATACCACCAGTTTTTAGGTTTCTTCATTGTATCGAATGTCAGCAGTTTTCTTGTTGATTTTATGACGGATGAGATATTTATTGAGATGTGTTTTATCTTGGAAGTAACAAACTCTTGGATATTTTCCATCCCTAAACTCTAATCGAATTGGAAAGGAAACATATGGGAAATCTGCTGAAGTATTCATAACTTACTCCTTCGGTTTTGGTTTGTTACATTCGTTGCAAACAGTTGAGTATCCGTATTTGAACTTTCTTACAGGTTGAAAGTTATCATTGTTCAATGGTTTAGTTATATCACAATATTGGCATTTATATTCAGTTGGAACAGATAGAGTTGCTTTTCGTAACAGTAAGTTCTTAATAGATTTAATCATCGTCCTGTGATGTCTTCATAATCTTTCAATACTCCATATTTAAAATGCAACTTCAATCTTGGCCATAATGACCACTCTCCTTCCCATTTTTCGGGATAGATTTCAATGTATTTGGTAAGTAGATAAGGTGTTACTTTACCATGAGTTCCATTAGGAATCCACCGAAAGTTTAAGAGTGATCTTTCATCATTATATCCATCATCACCCTCTTTGAGTTCTATGAAGTCAGCAGTGTGAGAATAATCAATAAGGTAAAGTTGTCCTGATTTATTGAGATGGTATTGACTCATAGTTCCGCCAATACCATACTCTTCTATGTCTTTTGTATGAAGACGAGTATTAGTAAAATGTTCACCCAGTTCATATGATGAGTGAAAGTAATCAAACATTCCGATAGGTCATTCCTCCTCAGTCACAACATATTCACATTTATATCCTTTTGTTGTTCCTCTACGATTACAAGATTGCCAAATAGCACTTTACACATATTTACTCTTCCTCCAGATCAAAAAGATCCCTTATCTCATCTAGAGTATAGGTCTTTACCTTTCCACTGTCAATATCATCTACCATTTGCTGTAGATGCTCAAGAAACTCCTTGGGATAAGTTTCATCTAAGTTGATGGAAGTCCAGAACCATTCATAACACTGCTCATAAGGGTCATCATCTTCAAGTAGAGCATAATCCCGATAGTTTGATGTGATAA